AAAAACATCTAAAGGTGTTTTTCTAAATATGGTGCATCAATTACATGGATATAAACTTGCCTACGAAGAACAGACAGGTAAGAAAATTAATAAAATGTATCTAGTAAGATTACCAAAAGATAATGCAGATTTTGAAGCTAGACACATTCTTTATAAAAAAGAACATCTTAAAGCATTTCTTGGATTGTTAAGTTGTCATAAATCCGAGTTATTATTTAACGAGCAAGTTCGAAAATATAATCAACTGATGAGGAGTAAATATGTATCAAAAAAGTAAATTCGATATGCCTTTTTGTGGGTTAAGTATGAAACTTTATCCTACAGGCAAACAATCGCCTAGTTATGAATATTCTGGCGAAGCGAGTAAAGTAAAATTTACTTGTAGTCTAACCAAAAAGAAATATAGTCTTAGTCAGATTTCAGAATGGTTTATGACTCCAGAAGTTCAAAAATATCATAAAGCTGGTTATGTTGCTAAATACATGACCAAAACGCAAGAAACAAATAATCCAAAACCTTATCAAAAAAGTAATTTAGAACAGGTCTTTTGTATTGTTATGGTTAAGAAACAAGCACCAAGACCTAATGTGGACGGAATGAAGCCAATTGCCCAAGCTATGCCACAAGTTGACTTTGATGATAAATTACCAGAGGATGCACCATTTTAATGGATTTAAGAAGTGATGATCTTGAAGTAACTATTGAAAGACTTAAAAAAGAAATAGATACTTTAAAAACTATTATTGATACTAAAGATATTCAAATAGAAAAACTTCGAGATCAAGTTCGCCAATTAAAGAAAGATGCAGAGGAAATGTTATTATACCCATGATTGATGATTATGTAAGTTGGAACAGCGTAGAAGCTTATCGTAAATTGGAAAAGGCGTCACAAGATTGGTCGGAGTGGCAGAAAAAAACTATAATACTAGAATCTGGTAAAAAAGCTATGTTCTCTAAATGTTTTCTAAAACATAAGCTAGAGTCTAAAACAGTTATAGAAGCTGAACACAAAGCTAGATTAGACCCAGAGTATGTTGATATTGTAAAACAATATGCAGAGAGTGAACAAGAATTAATCAAGGCAAGATTTCACTATAACAATCTTGATAAGTACCTGTCATTAAAACAATCAGAATTAAAAAGGGATTTAGCTTTAAATGTTAAACAACCGAATTAAATATTCCATAAATGAAAATTGGTTTCTTTCCTCTATTAATCTGTTTATGGATAGAGTTGTCAGGGAGACTTGGCAACTCGTAAAGAATTTGTCAGAGGGTTTTTGGGCTTTAGATTCAGTAGCCTATATTTTTTCCTCTAACAATAGAAACGATAATAAGTTAATGCTCTCTCTATAATTATCGTTTCGGTGCTGGGTGGCAATTAGTTAATTAATGTAAAACTACTATATGAAGTGTGCAAAGCTACCCAGCATTTATTAATGTCTAGTAATATCTAAATATTTAAGGTCGGTATCTTCGTGAATACCTGTATAAGAATAATCAAAATGAACTACTTCTAAATCGTCTCTTTTTTCTAAAACTTCTTTCATTTCATATAATTTATTAAAATCTGGAAATGTATCTACAAATCTCAAACAAATCCAATGTCCGTATTCTTTGTATGGAGATTGAATTTTAAATTCTGCTTCTACGATTATTGCATCTACTTTTGACATAGATACACATTATAAGATTTGAGTTTTAAATGATATTTATTTTTTCTTAAACATATTGACCCCTTTAAGTCCTAGTACAGAACTGTAGCCACCAATAATTAAACCTTGTAGCCATAAAGGGAAACGATCTATTTGATCGAAGAACGCATCAAGCTTTGCAATCATATTTGGGTCATCAGAAAAAACTCCCCAACCAGCGATTAGTAGTGGGATTGAAATTAATATGAGTACGATTTCGTCTTTCCAATCATTTGCTTGATGTTCTTTGATAGTTTTAACCATTTCGATTTCACCATCAATTACTCTTTGCATTTGTTTTTTTTCTGCAACAGATTCTAATATCTTTGCTTCTTTTTTATTCTTCCAAATTTCAGCACCTGTTTTTAATCCAAATTTAACTAATCCTAACCACATTTTAAATCCTTTGCTAATTCGCAGTAATGTATAATTTTATCATATTTTTCTTTTAAGTTCTCACCTTTTTTATTTCTAATAGCATATTTTACAATATTACCATCTATAAAGTCTAAATTATGCGATATAATGAGTTCTATTGGTTGGATTTTACCTTTGTAATGGTTACCACCTATTTGCTTATCAATAGCCCTCTCCGTTGCTCTATTACGCTTTAATCTAGACAATTTTTCCTATCCATTTACCTTTATTGTTTAAAACCATAGGAAGTAGTCTTGGTATGCCATCTAGTATAATTCCACAACCTACAATAAATCTAGTTTTAAAGTTTTTAGCATATTGAAACGCTAAACTTTTTTGATTTATCAAACAACCTACATTCATTCCAAAAAATATATTATCTGGGTTTGCCCAATAGCTTATAACAAACTTCGTATGATAATGGCCTTGTACTGCTGACATTCCCATAGTTTGAGATACCTTTAAAATATCTGCACTTCTTCCATGAGTAAAAAAACATCTTTGACCATTAGACATTGTTAAAGTTAAATCATCAATCCATTTCCATTTTTTAGTTCCTAAAAAGTCTCCATAATCTTTTAAGAACTGTCGGCTCATTCCGTATTTTAACGCTCGTCTATAAACTAAGCTAGAGTGGTTACTATCTACTTCTACCATTTGAGGAAATATAGATTCTAATTGTTTTACATATTCTTTGCTACGATCTAGTTCCATTCCAGCAGAATATAAATCTGGGTCATGTGAGTGCATTGAGATGGCGTGAAAATCAAGAAGATCACCGATAGATAAAACAAAGTCTGGTTTATATTCTTTTTTGATTTCGGATAAAAATTTTATTGCGTCTTGGTGTTGATATGGAATGTGCATATCAGAAATAACTAAAATTCTTTTATGAGCCATACAAGTTATCCTTGTATATTTATTTTATAGTAATGTAAAGTTTTAGACTTTATCTAACAAGATCATAATTACATATCCCATTGAACTGATTAAAGCACCAACGGAGATCAACATTATTTTTTCAATTCTATTTATCTGGCTTTGCAGATCATTAATTTTATCGTGTGTAGCTTTTTGCATTATACGACAAAGTTTTTCGTGAGATTCTATTTTCTGTAAAGCTGACTTACTCATTTCTTTTTCTTTCTTCTAAGGTCTGTATCATGTTTTCTGCTTCCTCTTAAAAAGCTGTTGACCCTTGCCATTGACCATTGTGACATACCTATTCTTGGTCTTGAACCAGATGAAAGCCAAGCACCTTGACCTCGTCTATAAACTTTTTTTAACATTCCTAAAGTGATTGTTTTTCTAGTTTTAGCTTTTGCTCTTAATGTTGCAATAACTCTAGCTGATAAAGGTTTTCTTTTTGCCATTATTTAACTCTTGCTTTAAACATTGATAGTGGGATAGTAGCACCAGATTTATAAAGTTTAGCCATTGACTTTAATAGCTTTGCTCTTGAACCTCTTTTCTTACCTTTAAGGCCAGATAGATATTTTTTAGGTATCTTTGTTTTCTTATCTTTTGGTACGCTTCTTCTTGCCATGTTCAGAGTCTTTCATTAATCGACCATCTGGCATATAGTGATAGCCTTTAGGTGCTTTTCTTCTTTTTCTTTTTTTTGCCACTTTTTTTCTTCCTTTTTTTATAACGCATTTTATTTATCATTTCTGATAAAGTTGCTGTGGTAGTAAAACCAGACATTATTTTTTCTTTTTGCCTTTGCCTTTTTTACCTTTTTTCATGTGTTTTTTTCCGTAGTGTCTTGGCATAGTATTTCTCCTTATATTATATCTTTTGCTTTTCCGATAATCGGTTTATATTTTGTTTTACCATTTAAATCTCTGTAACACCATAAAAATTGCTCTCTCCTATTTTCAGGTATCCAACTCGCATGAATCCATCCAGAATTAGGTTCTCCGACTTTGTAATATTCGAGAATAAGCTGATCTGTTTGAAGATTTGATTTTATCCAATCAGCTACTTCAACATTATCTACTCCTATACATTCGAAGTCTGCGGCTTCAGCTTTGGCATGTTGGCTATTAGCTGAACTTTTTATGGCTAAACATAAATCTACACTACGAAATCCGCTAGTCACTTTTACTCTGCCGAAATGATCTCGAACTGGTTGCAGTATATTTTCACAAAGTAATTTTAGCTTTTCAATTTGATCTGCATTAGGATTGTTATCGATACCACTACGAATTGCAGTATCTGATTTAATTAATTCTGATAAAGAAAAATTACGACTTAGTTGCATAACTACCTTGCTGTTGTTGGAATACCTGATGATGTAACAAATGGATTTTCTGCGAATGCCATGTAAATATATGTTGTTCCAGAACTATTTACAGCACTATCACTACCTCTTATTTTTACTCCATTACTTAAAATGTCTATTCTCCATGCAGAAGTATTTACCTCTGCACCTGTTGTGTTTGCTTTAATTTGGTCATTTCTATCATTATATCCTAATCTTTTATTATCATATATATTCCAAGCCTCTCCAGAAATTGATTTCAACATAAACCATGCTGGTTTAAATCCAAGATAAATAAAGCTTCCATCACTTGACCCATTTCCTGTATATGAGTTAAACTTGCTGTAGCCTTGTTTTTCTTTAAAACAATATGCTATCATTGTTTTTGAACTTCCATTCGTATCACCATTATTATCTAAAGTAAAAACTGAATTTGTTGGTGCTGTATCTTGTAACCAATCATTAGTAAAAGATGCGGCAGTATCATGTAAATAAATAGCTTTAGTTGCACCTAAACTTTTATGATAAACCCACCAACCTGTACCATTACT